CAAAGTCAACAAATCGTCTTACGGTGTAGTGGTCACTATCGAGAACATAGTTGGCAATGTTATCGTTTCGGACGCATTGGGTTTATTCACCGACATGCATTTTGGCAACGGATTCTTCGAATTTGCATTAATCGAGGGTTCTTTGGATCGACGTGCGATTGAGTTTCACTACGATAATTATTTCAATATTTTGGGAACCCCCGATGGTCTCAGGATCGGACAGGTCATTGCGGTCTATCCGGGTTGCAATCGAACCGTCTCTGGCTGTATGAAATTCAACAATATGTCGAATTATGGCGGCTTCCCACAGATGCCAGGGAAATCGCCGTTCAGTGGCAATCCTGTCGTCTGAGGTTCCTTCGTGCCGACATTTCTTTTCGCCATTGCGCTGATGATCGCATCATATGCGATCAGCGCCTTGATGCAGCCAAAACCGACGAAGCCCAAACCGGCGTCGCTGGACGAATTCGAATTCCCGCAGATCAACGAAGGCACCCCTCAAGCAGTGGTGTTCGGAGACGTGTGGTCGCCGGATTGGTTCATCCTTTGGTACGGGAACTACCGGACGTCGCCGATCAAGAGTTCAACGGGCAAATGACGACTGTCTACATCAGGCACATCAGGGCAGCCAATCTCTGCGCATCCGGTGCGCGCGACTGGTTTCGGCATTACGGCTTCGATTGGTCGGACTTCCTCACCAACGGAAAGCCCGCTGAGGAGCTGGACGCGACTGGTGATGCTATGGCGCTGAAGGTCACCGCGATCGCACGAGAGGAGGAAGCTGATGAGCGGCGGCGGGGGCGGTAAAGGCGGTAGCTCCGTCACGATTGGATATCGCTACTACATGTCGATCTTGATGGGCTTCTGCCGAGGTCCGATCGATGAGTTGAAGGCAATTTCTGCCGGCGACAAGGAGATTTTCCCGCTCGATCAGCCAACCGTGACCGGCACCGGAACGTATTTCGTAAACGCCGGGCAAGTGTTCGGCGGCGATAAGGGTGAAGGTGGCGTGGAAGGAAATTTGACCTTCCTCATGGGCGATCCCGATCAATTCGCCCCTGGTTGGCTCAAAACCGGCGTCGGTGGGAATGTCTCTGATTTCCGAGGCGTGGCCGTGGCGCTGTTCGACGGCCTAATATGCGCGCTCAACCCTTATCCGAAGAAGTGGAAATTCCGCCTGCGCCGCACAGTCGGCGGCTGGGACGGTCCTGTTTGGGAACCGACACTGGCCACGATATGGCTGGAAAGTTTCAACATCAAGGCTATGAACCCGGCGCACATTCTCTACGAATGCGCGACCAATCGCGATTGGGGTCGCGGATTCCCTCGTGAGATCATCGACAACGCCGCTTGGCGGGCAGCGGCGATAACGCTCTACAACGAAGAATTCGGCCTCTGCTTGCGTTGGAACCGCCAGGGGACGCTACAAGAGTTCGTACAGAGCGTTCTTGATCACATTGGCGGCAGCATTTTCGTCGATCGCCAGACGGGGCTTCTGACGCTCAAGCTGCTCCGCAACGATTACGTCCCGGCCGACGTCCCGTTGTTCGACTATAACTCGGGGCTTCTCTCGATGGACTCGGGCGAGACCGCTGCTCGCGACAAGTCGGTCAACGAGGTGATCGTCAAATATCACACCCCTCTCGGCGACGAAGATCGCGAGGTACGCGCACAGAATCTGGCTTCCATCCAAAGCGTGGGTGCCATCAACAGCACGACAACCGATTATACCGGCGTCCCAACCCATACGCTGGCCGCGCGCCTGGCACAGCGTGACCTGCGCATCAATACGACCGCTACGAGGCGCTTCAAGGTCAAGCTCGATCGCCGTGCGTGGCGCATCTACCCAGGTGCGGTCTTCCGCGTCTCGGCGCCCGACAAGGGCATCGCGAATCTGATCCTGCGCGCTGGCAAGATCACCGATGGCTCGCCGACGAGTGGTGAGATCACGGTTGAAGCGGTGATCGACGTTTTCGGCCTTCCGTCCGCAGCATTCGTCGAGCAGCAGGAGCCCGAGTGGGTGCCGCCCGATTCGACGCCGTCGATCGTCACTGATCGAATTGCTCGTGAAGCGACTTACTTCGACATGTTCAATCGCCTCTCGCCGTCTGATCTCGCGCTTTTTGACGTCCATTCCGGCGCAATCGCCACTGTCGCCGCCAAGCCGACTTCGTTGACGCTCAACTATGGGATCAGCACGCGAACCGGCACTGACACTTTTGTCGAGCGCTCGCGCCAAACATTCGCGCCGTCGATGACCCTCGCGTCCGCTATTGGTCACTATGACACGACGATAACGTTCGAAGCTGGCGTGGACATGGGCCTGATTGAGGTCGGTTCGTTGATGCAGATCGGCAACGAGCTGCTGCGTCTCGACGATATCGCGGTGGATGCGAGTGGTGTGGCAGGCACACTAACTGTTGCCCGCGGCTGCATAGATACCGTTCCGCAGACCCACGCGCTGGGCGCGCAAGCCTTCATTCTCGTGGATGCGATCGGCAGTGATCAACGCGAATATGCGACGGGCGAGAGCGTCAACGTCAAGATGCTCTCGATCACCAATACCGGGACACTGGCTTCGGGACTGGCGCCGGTTGACACCGTCAACATTGGCGGGCGGCAGGGGCGCCCCTATCCCCCTGGCCGCGTCAGGATCAACGGGACACCCGCATTCGACGTCTCATCCGTAACAGGCGCGCTTGTGATCCAATGGGCTCATCGTGATCGCTTGCTGCAGAAAGACCAGATTGTCGATCATGAAGAGCCGAACGTCGGACCTGAGGCCGGAACGACCTACACGATCAGGATCTTCTCTGGTTCTGGTACGCTGCTTACAACTGCTGCCGGGCTCACCGGGACCAGTTATACGGTTTCCCTGGGCCTGACGGGGGCACTACGGTTTGAGCTGGAATCCATCCGTGATGGACTGCCATCGACGCAGATGTACGATTTCAGCTTGACGCGCTCGTAGTCTTTCAAATTCAACATTATGTGGTATATCCTGAGCGAAATTCGAACTCAGGAGCGACCATGGCCGCCGTCGACAAATGGAACGGATTCAAGGGCGCGGCTAAAAAGCTCGACGACGTCGATCTTCCCCGCATCGGCCATCGCATTGGCGTCGGTGAAGACGAGCTGCACGCCTTCATGGAAGTCGAGGCCGCGGGCGCCGGGTTCGATAAGGAGGGGCGGCCGAAGATGCTCTTCGAGCCCCACGTCTTCTACCGCAACCTCTCGGGGGCTGAGCGCGATGCGGCGGTGAAAGCCGGGGTGGCATACGCGAAATGGAAGAAGTCGGGCTATCCCAAGGACAGCTATCCACGCCTGACGGCGGCTATGAAGATCAACGAGACGGCGGCTCTGAAAGCTGCGTCGTGGGGCTACAGCCAGGTTCTCGGTGAGAATTTCCAAATGGCGGGCTTCGACAGTCCGCAGGCCATGGTGCGCGCGTTCATGGCCGACGAGGAAAACCACATCGAGGCGATGGTCAGCTTTATTGTGGCCGCAGGAATTGACGACGATCTGCGGGCCCATCGCTGGGAGGTCGTGGCACGAGTATACAATGGCCCCGGCAAGGTCGCGGACTATGCGCCAAAGCTCGCCAAAGCCTTCGCGAAGTGGCGCAAGATCCCTGACACGCCGTGGTCGCCTGGTGATTCCAACCCGGTCGCCCCGGCCGCGACCGCGCCTGAAAAGGAAGTTATCGAGAACGTCCAAAGGCGACTGCGCGAACTGAACTATCCTGAGGTCGGCGAAATCGATGGAGATGTTGGCTCGAAGACCAGTGGCGCCATCCTGGCTTTCCGCGCCGACGCTGGTCTGCCGCTGACGCCGACGATCGACACTCAGCTCCTGACTGCGCTGATGATCGCAAAGCCGCGCGTCGTGGCAGCCGCCCGTGCGAACGCAACCGCTGAAGATCTCAAGGGCAAGTCAGACTCGGTCGACATGGCTGACGCACTCAAGAAGGGCGGCACCGGGCTCGCCGGCATCAGCGTGTTCGGTAGTGTCCTCAAAAGCCTCGATCTCGACGGTTGGGTTGACGGCGCCGGCAAGCTCAAGGCGCTGACCGATACGGTGTTGTCTTTCTCACCGTGGCTGCTGCTTGGCGCAGCGGGCGCTGGTGCAATCTACTTCGGCTCCAAAATCATCCGCGAGCAGGTTCAGGCCTACCGCGAAGGGCGCCACGTCTGATGCTGCTGTTTCCCTCCAACATCGTTTTCGGTCGAGGAAGAGTGTTCTTCGACCGCTTTCTTGATGGCCAGAGTGTTGGCGAGGGTGAGCGTTACATCGGCAATACGACGGGTTTTTCGCTCAGCCGGGATATCGACGAGATTGAATGCATCAAGTCTCGCCGCGGCCATCTTCAGAAAGCTCGCAGCTACGTTGTTCGAGAAAAGCTCACGGGTTCATTCACTACGGACGCTATCTCGACCGAGAACGTGGCAGCGTGGTTTGGCGATGATGCTGATCTCGAAGGCGTGCCGGCAGGAAATCCCCGAACCGAGACCTTCTTCGTCAAGCGTGGGCGATACTATCAGCTCGGCAAAACCTATCACCCGACCGGCGTTCGTCACGTCGAAAAGGTGACTTTCGAGGTCAATGGGAATCCATTGGACCCGCAAGACGAACTTGAGCTGAGCAAGGCGGACGGGCGATTCTATGTGCTGCCAGGGGCGGAAGTTCTGGTCGATGGAGCGCAACTGGTCGTTACTTTCGAGTGGCGGCAATCGCCCACGGCTTCTCGAACCGCGAGCAAACCCAAGGAAGTGCTCGGCTCTTTGCGCTTTATTGCTGACAACCCGGTTGGTCGGAACAAGGACTACTTTATACCGAGCGCAGCCTTAAAGCCGACCGGCGATTTGTCGCTGAAAGGCGATGAATGGCAGCAATTCGGTTTCGATTTCGAGATCAGGCAACTCAATCCGAGCGCCGAGTTGCTTTACGTTGTCGAGGATGGGCCGGCTGCCTACTCGGTCGACGAGCAGGCGATCCTGGATCATTCGGGGATCACGCTCGACGCCTTCCCGTATTGGGAAAACCAACTCGATATCATCATCAACGAAATCATTGCCTCACGGGGCTATTTAACCTAGAAATCAACATAAAGTAGATTATCCAACATAGGTGCGCTCATGGCCGAACTGCCGCTCGACGGAGCGATCCCGCGCTTCAAATCCAACGAAGATCGGATGGACCGATTTATCAATGGTGCGCCAGCGGATTCCTGGACGACATCAGGCGGCGTTGCGGTCCCGAGCGTCAGGAAGTTCCTCGCCGACAAGGACGCCGAAATCAACGCGGCAGCCGATGGCATCCTTGAGCAAGCTGTTACAGCCAAGAATGCTGCTGAAACTGCTGCCGGCGCCGCCAACACCGCCAAAGGTGCTTCGGAAACCGCTCGCGACAAATCCCAGGCCTGGGCCGAAAGCGACTCGGCGCCTGGTGGTCCCGGCAGCAAGTCCGCAAAGGTCTATGCTGCGGAAGCCGCAAACTCGGCAGCCGACCTGCTATTCCGCGTGTTTGGCACTCTCGCCGAGGCCCAAGCGGCTTTCATCAACCCGGCTGCGAGCTGGGTCGCTATCGCCAACTACTCGCCCTACACGCGCTATTATGAGCGTGTTGCGAGCGATCCCGGCTCGGTGGACAAATTCCAGTCGTCGAACGGCATTTGGTTCAAGGCGATGCCTTTGCCGAACCCGACGCTCGACTTCGCCGCCCCGGTTGCTCGGAGCGGGAATGTCAATGTCGGGGCCTCCGACTTCGATCAAGTGCATAATTGGTCGATTCCTCTCGGGACCACTTACACGTGCACGTTGCCCGATCCCGACACTTACATCGGTCGGATCATCCACATCCAGGTCGATGAGCCTTCTCGCGGCCTCCTGGTTGTCACCAGCGTCGATCCGATCGGGAAGTATGAGCCCAACAGCTTGGCGATCTGGTCGGGAGAGAGTCTGACGCTCGTCGGCCGTGCTGGGCGTTGGGACATCATCGGAGGGCGCTGCAAGCCGCTCGCCTTCAAAGCAACCAACCCTGGCGCAGATATGCCAACCACGTGGGTTGCCAGCAGCGGGTGGATTTCTTCTCAGCAGGGCGGTGAAGAGTGGGCGCTTACAGGCAGCACAATTATTGTGCCACGCAAAGGGTTTTATACGCTCAATTTCGAGGTGGCAGTTCAATGGACAAGCGCCCCGAATTACATTTATGCCATCGCATTCAATACTAGTCAGTCGAATGATCGTGACCAGCGCAGCTCTCCAGCAAGTACCTATGCGCTGCTGAAATCATCGCAGCGCGTCCAATTCGCACGAAACGCCGGCATTGCTCCGGTCGTACTGTGGGACGCCGGTTCTGGCGTGAGCATCGCTCGCACTTCGATCGGTACGCCGCAGTTCTCCATGACTGAGCAGCCGGGATGGTGACGAGTCTCATCAGGGTTCGGAATCCTCCCGGTGGAATCCGTGCGTGGACGCCCGAATTCCCAAATCCCGTTTCACCGTTGATCCTGTTGCCGGATGACGACCGGGGTGAGGTCACGGATTATGTGCAGATCGTCGAACGCTCGCCTCGCCGTTTGCGGCTGACGCGGCCGGGGTTTGAAGACTATCGGAACTGCACACCTGGAGCGCGCTACCGCTTCCAGACCAACGCAACGCAGATCACGATCGCAGCTTCATCGAGCAATACGGTCGATCGTTCAGACGCGCGCAATTACTTCGCGTATGTTCTGGTCAACGGGGTCGCAACTTACAGCTTCGACACCCGCGATGGCGGCATGGTCATCAACCTCGGATCGGCAGTGAGCCGCCTGTTCGAGATCGTCTGGCCGTATGCCGACGCAATGGATCTGCACAGCATAACGATCAATGCAGGTGGCTCTTTTACCACCCCGGCAGCTAGGCCCGCCGCCAAAATTGCTTGTGCAGGCGACAGCATCACACAAGGCTTTACCGCCACGAGCGTCATTGCGACCTGGGCTTTCAAACTCGCAGTCGCGAAGTCGCGCCAACTATTGAACCTGGGCGATGGCGGTGATGCTGCGACCGCCAGCTATGCGAACGCGCTCATCGGGACCGGCGCCGATCGCGTGACCTATATGATCGGCTACAACAATTTCGCTGCGCAGACCCCATTGGCCAATTTCCAAAGCCAGGTCGAGGGTTGGATCACCAACGCGAAGGCGGCGCTGCCCTCGGCCAAAATCTACGTGATCAGTCCGGTTTATTCGCCGAACAGTGGACCGATCACTCTCGCTCAATATCGCACCGCGGTTCAGGCTGCGGTGGCCGCTGTTGGCGGTGCCAATGTCACCTACATCAACGGCCTGTCGATCATGACGAATTCGAACGGCCTTCTCGTGGATGGCGTGCATCCGAACGACAGCGGCTCGACCGAGATCGCGAACAACCTCAATTCGCTGATCGCTGCTTAAGGATGCTGGCCGTGTTGCCCGAGGCTGCCGCGAAGCTGACTGCAGAAGCGCTGGTAACCCAGGGCATTCTTGGGATCACCACTTTCGTACTGGCCTGCACTGTTGTCTATCTCTACCGCGAGAACATCAAGCAGAGGCAACAATATGACGACGATCTCGTTGAAGAAAGAACGCGCCATAACGCGGAGTTTCTGAGCGAGCGCAATCGCCACGCCGAAGAGATCGCTTCGGAGCGGCGACTGAACAAGGAATTGCAGGACGAACGCTTTAAGGAACTGAAATCTACCTTGGCCACGGTGCAGGCCGTCACTGAATCCGTTGACGCCGCACTCGTGGCGCTCGGGACCAGGAGGCAGTAGTCGATGAGCTGGTCAATCAGCAGCCTTTGGAGCCGGCCGAAACGCGAGCGGCCGAAGATCCCTGTGATGGAGCAGAAGGCCATCGTCCTCCACGAGGTGCCAGCCGCGGCGCCTCCCAACATTGTCGTCGCAAACCAAATCAAGTCGCTCCGAGGCGAGCTTGCCCAAGGTCTTCTGACGCTTAGCCGAAGGTCGGAGGCGTTGCGTTCCGAACTGGTCAACGAAGCCCTGAGAAAGCTGTGAGGATACCGACGTGAAACGACTCAAGAACTTCGTCCTGATGTTCCTGGTCGGCAGCTTCCTGCTGTTCTGGCTTCTCTATTTCGCGACAGGTCTCGACGCTACCACCGAGATCTCCGCAGGGCTCGCTTTGGGAGCTATGCTGACGCTATCGATTACCTGGTTGCCCGCATCCATGCGAGCCCTCGCCAAGGTGACCGGGGGTGTCGGGCTGGATGGCTACCAGATGTTCCATCTCGGGCTGTGGGGACTCTCCGTGGATTTGCTGTTGCAGCGGATTTGGAGCACCGCCCTGCGTTGGGCGGATCGGCCGGAATGGATGCTGGAGCTACCAGTCGGCGCGTTTACCGCATGGGGCATCGCCTGCTTTGGTGCGATGATCATCATGTCGCCAGGCACGATCGAGGGTGAGGTGCTGAACCGAAACAAGCTGTACGTGGTTTTCGCAGCCTGTTTCGGTTCTACGATCGCGGGCATCACGATCGGCTTCTTCATTGCGAAGTGGTGATCAGCGAGCCATCAACTCGCTGACGCGCTGGAAGAAGCCCGCCTCGATCCCGCCGAAATGGCCGTGAGTGGCGATCATCTCTGTGACCACCGCGAGCGCTGGAAAATTGCCGCTCATCTGAATATAGGCGCGAAGTTCGCCGGCTCGCTGACGCCCGAGCGCATTATCGCGCGCCCAATCGCCTGTCGCTTCGCGCGACCAGTTATGGATTGAAGAAAACTGATCAGGCAGCGGAATTGCGATCATCTCCGTATCATTTTGCAGTGCAATATTCATGTGTTATCCCCTTTCGTCTCTGCCAAACGCCACATTGGTACTCACTAAACTTCGCTATTCGACATTGATCTTTCTTCAAGGTTGCCGAATGGCGAAGTTAATACACCTGTTGCAAACTGTTCTTCGTTTTTAGGACTACGTTCATCTTCCGACGGAAGATAGGATCGTTATCCTACAATCAGAACAGAATGAGAACCCCTGCCATCAACCTCTGTTGACTCCGCGAGTCAGGAGCTGTCGCTGCGCTTCGAGCCGCGACGGCGGCGCGCACTTCGAGCAGTGATGGGAAAAGGAGCCATCGCCGCCCGGTTTGATGGTCCAGCCATCGTTGCGCGCTCGCGCGATCATCTCATTGAAATCGCGCCGATCGACCCGGTCGAATAGGTCATCGCAGCCGTCGCACAGGAGGGTGCTCTGTTTGCCGTAGTTCTCGATCATCCAAGCAGATCCTCGAACGAAATTCGACATTGTGTTGAATTATCAGGCGCAGCTTCACCCAGCAGATCCGAGAAGAGTGTACTCGCTGGATGCGTCAGATTGAGCCTACGCCTGATATCGGCCGCATATTCGGCCTCCATCTCGATCAGGACGGCCCGCATGCCTTCCGCGAGCGCCGCTGCTCCGGTCGTGCCACTCCCGGCGAAGGGATCGAGCACAAGGCCGCCTGGTGGCGTGACGTGGCGGATGAGCGCCTGGTTGAGAGATACCGGCTTCACGGTCGGATGGCGTGAGCCGGCGCGGTCCAGCTTGTTGGCCTTTGCGCGGTAGAAGACGGGCTCACCGTCGAACGGATAGCTCTCGAAGAAGCGCGCCGCCGATCCCTCATCGCCGAAGCCCGTCATCGCCGTGCCGGGGGCTCGACTTTCGGCGCCGTAACAGGCGCCGTCGTTCTGACCCTTGCGCATTACGCCGGGCTTGCCGCTCTTGGTGTAAGGGAATAGGGCCTCAACGTCGGGAGAGCCGTCCAGAATTAGATTGGCAGGATATCGCTCGCCGGCACGACATCCGTCGATGTTCACTGCTCCGACGCCATGCTTCAGGATGTTGGCTGCGCCATTGGGTTCCGAGAACGGCTTTTGGCCAACGTAGATAGGTTCTAGCGCCGGCTTGCGGGCCTGACCGCCATACGCCCATCCCTGCCACTGCGCAGCCTCGGGCGTGGCCGGCTCATACGTGCCCGGTTGGTAGACCCGATCTTCGAGCTTTTCCCAGGAGCCGTCCTTGTGTTGGTCAGCGCCGGGGCGAATGCGACGGACGGGCTCACCAGTGGCGTTCACTGCACCCTTGGCACCTAACTGCTTGTCGATCGCCATTGCGGCATTGTGTGCCTTCGGGAAACCCGAGCCGAACACCCATCCGATCATGGGATGGGTGACGAAGCCCGCGGCCTCGATCGCGACCGCCATATGGTGATAGGTGCGGCTCGACGAGAACGCGACGATATAGGCGCCGGGCTTCATCACGTTGTAGACGAGCTGCCAGAACTCAGGATCACGCTCGATGGCGGTGCCGTCCCATTGCTTGCCCATGAAGCCGCGCGACTGGCGTGCGAAGGCGCCGTCACGGCCATGCTTCGCTGCCTTCGACCCATCCTTGCCGAAGCGCTTGGTGACGCTCACGAGGCCATAAGGTGGATCGGTGAAGACGGAATCCACCAGCTCACCGCGCTCGGCCATCTCGCGCAGCACAACTCGATTATCGCCTTCGTAGAGTTTGACGGACATGGTCATCCCAACAGGTCGTCGAATGCATCACGCGGGGCGGCGGCCGGTTCAGCTTGCCGGGCTCGCTGTTTGCGCGCACGCGGCGCTGGCTCTTCACCGGGCTTGCCGGTCAGAGCCAGCATGACGGCGCAGACGGGGTCGCGGTGAGCGCGTATCGAGCCGTCAGAGCGTTTGACTCCCCGGTAGGCGACCTCGAATCCCTTTTCAGTGCAGGCGATCGAGAGATAGTTCAGCTCGCCCTTGGCCGCGGTCTCGCGCAGCAATTCGTCGAGCGTCTTCATCCAAGCAGATCCTCGAACTCGTCGGCGGCCTTCACCTTGGCGCGAACGGGTGCGCCACGCTGCGGCTCGAAGTTCTTCTGATACCAGGCGCGAGCCCGTTCCTCGGCTTCAGCCGCCGTAGCGCCAGTGAAGATCAGGCGCTCCTTCTCGTTGACGAGTGGTCGCGACAGGAACTCCGGTCCTTCGCCGCTGACGCGCTGGTAGACTCCGATTTCCAAGGCTTTCATCCGAGCAAATCCGCAAATTGCGAGGCCACCGGCTCAGGCGGCTTCTCGATGTAGCTGTGACCGTTGATGGCCAGTTCGAGCACCGCTTCCGGCGTGGCGCCGAAGCCGACGCCGTGAAGCTTGGTCTTTCGATAGGCATAGCAATGCCAGCCGCCGTGCGTGCCCTGCGCCAAAATGCCGATGCGCAGCTTCTCGTGGCGTGCTCGATCGAACAGGGTATCGAGCGACGTCATCCGAGCAGATCCTCGAAAATGCGCTCAGCCAATTGGTTGAGAGCAATCTTGGCCGGCGCGTGAACGACGGGGGCGGGCTTACCGAGCGCTTCCCAAAGGAGGAAAGCTGCCTTGCGATCCCAACTCGCATCCCTCAGCGGGAGACCGTTCGACAGCGCCCCGACCTCATCCCCGACCGAACGCAGTCGCTCGGGAAATTCAGTCTCGAAGAAGCGCTCGAAATCAGTCATCAGGCAGTATGTCCGACCGCGTCCAAGTATAATTCGAGGATGGATTCCTCTTCTTTGCGCTCGTCGAGGTCACGCTTACGAAGGGCGATGACCTTGCGCAAGATCTTGGTGTCGTAACCGTTGCCCTTGGCCTCGGCATAGACTTCCTTGATGTCGTCGGCGACGGTCTTCTTCTCTTCCTCAAGCCGTTCGATCCGCTCAACAATGCTCTTGAGCTGATTGTCACCATTGAGGCTGTCGGGATCGATCGTCTTGTTGTCCTGCCTCTTCACCTTCCGGTCGGAGGCAGGCACCTCGGACTCCTCATCGAGCCCCAACGCGTCGTCTTCATCGGCCATAGCGCGACTCCTTGATTTTGATATTCAACACAATGTTGATTAACGGGTCAAGCCAAAAGCGTGAGCTGGCCGACGAGATCGAGATTGAACAGGACGTTCTCGCTGGTACGCGCTAGGTCTTCGAGCGTGCCATCATTGTCGACCGTGACGTCGTACTTGATGTTGGCGACGTTTCGATCGGCGTCATTGGAGAGCGTCGTTTCCGCTCGCGGCGAGCGTACCAGGAGCAGGGTGACATTGCAGCCCCGGTTGGAAAGCTTCAGGTTGGTCCGCACGCGGCCGATGATCTCGGGCTCGCGGATATGGAGGAACATGACGGCATCGCCGTCGCCCGCCCGCTCGAAGAAGCGGCTTGTCATGTCCACGCACCAGCGGCTGCGCCAATTGCTGTGCAGCTCGACCGCAGCGCCAACGGTCGCGAGGAGCGCACGGTCAGCAGGTGTCTTGCGGCTCAACTCGAAGCCCGCGCCGCTGAGCATGGCGCGGACAGGGTCTATCGAGCTGAAGGCCTCGGTATGAACGCCGGCCTCATTGAGCGGGCGGCACATGGCTTCGACGGTCGAGTCCTTGCCCGAGCGCGGCGCACCGTTGACGATGATGACGTGGCGTTTCATCAGAGGCATTCTCCTGGGAGCATCTTGCGGTACTGTCGGAATCCGCTGAACGCGGCGTGAAGGCCGGGTGCTACCCACGAGTCGGCATTTGCGCATTTTTCGTCGGCCTGAGCGACGTGTTCAGCCGGGCTGGCGTGCATGGGCACCGAGCCGACGAGCTGGTCATGGATGCGGATCGCGGTCGGTAGATCCATGTCGAAGCCTTCGACCGTCTTGTAGCTAGTCGAGGCGCAGCGGGCGGTTGAAAGGTTGACGGCTTCCTTCGTAGTCAGAAGCTCGAAAAATTCGGTTTTATCGCGGAAGGAAAGAGAGCTGTCAGCCTCTCTCACCGTGTGGACGAACGGCGTGTGCCATTCGCCCGGTTGGAGTACCTGGATCGTACTCTCGTCTTCGAGGCACTTCCGAACCTCTTTGGCGAGAAGCTGGATGTGGGGCTCGGCCGCCTCGTGGTCGCGCAGACCGAGGAAGTTCGACCAGCCGACCATATCCATGCCCGAGGCAAGCACGGTGATGTGCATCCACGGCTCGATCAGGCGGTTGACGATCTGCTTGTGATAGCCAGCCTGATCGAATGCCTCGGCAGCGATGAGCGCGTGATCCCTGGCAATCAACCATGCTGTCTCGCGCGACCGAAGCTTGCCGTTGATGAAGACCTTCTCGTCGGTCTCATCGAATGCCTGCATGCCCTTCTGATTCTTGCCCCAATGCAGCGGCACGAACGGGTCGTCCTTGATCGACTGGATCAGCTTCTTGACGGGAATCGCCCGCGAGCTGGCCGAGTTCTTTACGAGCATCTTGTGCGTCATGAACTCGGCATGGATGCAGCGCGGATAGCGTAGCAGCAGGCAGGACAGCACGTTGCCGCTAGGGTCGGCCGCATTGCGGCTGCGCAGGATCGTCTTCGCTGAAATGGTGGTCAAAGGAGTCTCCAGGGCTTGATGGCGGTTTTTCTGAGGCGCGATCATTCACCGCCAAACGCATCAATCGGGCTGCTCTGAAGGCCGGAACCCGAGCCTCTATGTCCGGCCTATTCGGAATACCATGTCATGTGCGTGCCTTTGCTCGCGGCGCTTCGACAGCGATCGGATCGTCGCCAGAAGACAAATATCCGATCGCAAATACATAATCAACATAAAGTTGATTATCGTCAAACGGCTTTGGCGCTGTCGACGATCTCGCAGGTGTTTCCGACGCAGGCGAACTCGCGCGTGCCCGTCACGCTGTCCTCGCCGCGCTCGTATCGAGCCAGCTCCGACCAGTCGATAGAAGCCGGCATGCGGGCCAGCATGGCGACATAGGCCGCCTCGTCGATCGTCTCGTAGGGCATCTGCGTATAGGAGCTGTCGCCCGCAAAATGCGGCAAGAAGCTCACGCCGGCCAACTCGTCGAAGTTGTCGTAGACCCATCCGCCGACCGAAGGCCATTCCGACTCCTTGACCGAGATCGTGCAGGACACGGCATGCTCGGACCAGTGCTCATTGTAGGTCCGCACCAGTTCGAGATGCTGCAGGGCCGTGACGTCCTCTCGCGTGACCGTGCCGCGGCCCAGGCGCACCGGGAAGCTGAAGACGGTCATCTCCTGCGGCTTGGAAGCGTGGGGCTCGTTGGGAATGCCGGCATCAGCCATGAACTGCGTGATCGGGTCCTTGTTATCGCCGACGACGCGCCGGATGTAGAACTCGGAATGGCCCTGGTGGATGCCGCTTGGGCAGTTCACGAGCTGGCTGACCGTGCCGCTCGGCTTGACCGTCGTGGTGGCGACGCTCGGGCTGATCCCGATCTCGTGTGCCTCGACTCGGTTGGCCTTGATGACGTCGGCCTTCAGCTTCGAGAGCCGAGCGCCGAGCGCTTCGAGGCCGCGGTCACCACGCATGACCTCGTTGTCGTAGATGCCGGTCAGGGAGACTCCGAGAAGTCGTTCTTCCATCGCGTTCTGCGCCCACTCAGGGTCGACGAAGTTGAACCGGGTCTGAGTCGACTGCCATGTGCCCAGGATCGCGGCGAGACGCACTTTTTCGCGAAGGTCGCCGATCGTGTCGGACTCACGAACGACTGCCTCGCTGAGGTTGCAAAGCCCGCGGGGCCGCAGAATGATCTCCGCACACGGGTTGACGCCGAATTCGAAGCGATGGTCACGGCGGCCGAGCTTGAGCATCTTTTGCACAGCACCAGCGCGATTGAAGATGCCGCGCTCACCGGATCGCGATTTGTAGAGCGACAGCCACTCCTCCATGAAGGCGGCAGGTGAAGGCTTCTCGGTATAGGCGACCGAATTGTTGGCAAGCGCCAGGTGCGGCTTGTCCTGATACCAGTTGCCCGACTTCGCATCGCGCATCCGCAGATCGGAGAGGTTCGACAGGCTGATCTCGGCGCTGCGCCGCACGCCGCCGACCACGACAATCTCCCCCGTCTTGGTGACAATCTCGTGGATTTCGAGGCTGTTGAGGCGCCGACCCTTGGCATCGACGAAGCTGCGGATCACGAAGTTGAACAAATCGAGCAGCGGCGCAGGCCCCGAGGCACGCCCGCCAAAGATCTTGAGACGGGTGCCAGCGGGCCGGACCAAGCTGACGTCGATCTTCGGAATCTCGCCGGCATAGAGAGCCAGGATCAGGTTGTGATATGCGACGGCCCAGCCGAGCTTGCTGTCCTCGACCACGATCACGTCGTCGGTCTTGACGAAGGTGTCGGGCACCTCGGGCAGCAGCTTGATCACCTGCCGTTCGACGCTGAAGCCCACGCCCGTGCCGCACATGAGGATGTAGAGCGCTTCGGCGAAGGCCTTCGGTCGATCGATGGGCAGATAGGCGCAATTGTAGACGGCGAGGTTCTCGCGCTCGGCGGCCGGTCCTGCGGTCATCAGCGCCCGCATGGACGGCATGACGTGCAGGTTCATGACTGCATCCTGCAGCTCGGTCACGAGTGTTTGCGAGGGCGTGTAGCCGTGGTGGCGATCGAGATGGTCGAGGAAATATTCGAAGTAGCGGCCGACCGTTTCATCCCAATTCTCACGCCGACCATCCTGGTCGCGGAATCGGGCATAGCGGGACTTGCCGATGTAGTTCTGGTAGTCGGTGGGGAGCTGAGACATGACGATCTCTCGGTTGGCGACACCACATATAGCGGCGTCAATGTGGACCGATCACTATTATGTTGAAAATGAAGCCGCGCAAACCCGAAAGCGACGTGCGATCGGCCTTACGCGGCAATAGGTCTATTATCCTAGATAACTAGGATTATGTCCCTTAAACGTGACGCCAGTTCTGTCGTCGAGCGACGGCTCCGACAGTCGATTCCTTGAAGCCAATCTCTCGCGCAATCCCCGCGATCGACTGCCCTCGCTTGCGGCGTGCCCGAATGTCCCTGACAGTGTCTTCGTCTAGAACAGCGTTCCAATTTCGCTCTCCATACATTCCACGATCTTTCTCGATCATGTCGTGCATGTTAGCGAGCTGCGAACCCTGAAAGATGTGTTCGGGATTGACGCAAGCGCTGTTGTCGCAGTGGTGACAGGCTTGCTCATCAATCGGCAGCGGCACGTCGCAAAAGATGTTAAGCGCAGCGTGAGAAGCCCGAATATCCTTGAGTTGATCGTCGGGGAAACGGAAGTTGAACATTCCATATCCATCGCGATCACACCAACCCAGCCAAATCCAACATCCATTTTCTTGCCGCTGGATTTTGTCGAGGAAGCGCTCTTTGTTCGAGCGGCGCCGTCTGCCGGTGAGCCGCCCTCGCGCTGCGCTGTAGGCCGTCATCAAGCCGCAGCCTTAGCCCGCTCCATTTGGCGAACGCGACGAGAGCATTCCCGTCGCGGCGCACCGTCGAAGCGGATTGCGCTCGCGCGGATTTCGCGAAGGATGCGCCCCGTATATCGACTGCGCGCGAAGCGCCGGTTGCCGAAACCGGGACGTGACGGCTGATGACGCTTCACCGGCATGGGAGGCGCTTCGAAACCATTCAGCCCGAAGGCGCGCGCCAGACCGGTGGCGATGGCGGCGAGCATTCCGGGCTTTCGCGTGGTCTTCATGTTGATTCTCCACTTTCAGTTGAATGTCAGGACGCGCGCGAGCCAGCCGAAGCTGAGCGCGAGCGCCGGGTTGATGAAGTTGAGGATGAGGCTGTTCTTGACGCCGACAGCCGTGGCGTGGCCGAAGTAGTGGCCAGGCGCCTTCACCAGCAGCACGTCGATCAGCGCTATGAGACCGACCAGGTGCCAGAAGGCCGGCACCGGCAGGCCGGCGATCGGCGTGACGAACCAACCCCACATCAGGCCGACGCAGAAGGCTCGCCAGGCGTAGCCGAGCGTGTCGAAGGTGAAGGCGTAGATCAGCATCGTCAGATGCCCACGAGCACGCGGAACCGGTCGTACTGGTCCGCGGTCATGATGAGGCCGACCTTGCCGGTCTCCTTGTTCTCGCGGGTCTCGACATCGGCCATGAAAGCCTTGAGCTGATCGCGCAGCGACGCCGGCTTTTCCTTGGCCATGTGCTTCGCCGTCGCCCGGCTCTTGCCTTCGGCCTCGGCGGTGCTGACGGCGTCGCTCAGGGCATCACTGGCGGCCTTCACATCACCCTTGTTCTGCTTGAGGGTCTGGATGGCGAGCGTGGCCGCCACCTTACCGCTCTCCACAAGCTTGGTGATCGCGTCGGGCGAGGCGCGCAGGGTCAGCAACTCGACGATCCAGGCGCGATTCAGACCGGACTTGTTGGCGATGTCCGTCTCGCTCCAGCCGAGATCGATGAGACGCTTGAACACCTGCGCCTGCTCGATCGGAGCGAGCGGCTTGCCCGAGTTACGGACGATCTGGCTGAAGACGCGATCAGCCTCGCTCGAATAGCGCTCCTCGGTCTGGACCGGCACCGACTTGATCTCGGCGCCCAGGTGCTCGATCGCGTAGAGCGTCGCGCCGTATCGACGATGACCGTCAGAGATGAAGGGGGCGCCCTCCTCCCAATAAACGGTGATGTTCTGCTTCACGCCGACCTGGGCAATCGACTGTGCGAGTGCCAGGTCATCGGGATCGGCCGGGTCGAAGTTCTTGACGCGACTGTTCCAGCCTTCCTTCACACGAAGCTCGCGAGGGTCGATCCGGTAGGTGTCGGAACGGCCGATCGCGAGATCCTTGATGCCGTGTTTCGTGGACATGTCAGGGCTCTTTCCACATTATGTTGATCGAAAAGGCGTGCTAAACCCGCTCGAATTCCGCCTCGGGCAGGTACTCTTCGTTGGCTCGGGAGAAGGCGACGTTGTCGAACTTCACCTTGATCGACGGGAAGGTCATGACGCCAGTGGCGACATCGCGGACAGGCGGCCCATCGATCTCAACAACCTCACCCTCCTGGTCGGCGAGTTTGATCATCGTCAGGTTGTCGATCGTGCTCTTCATACGCCGAGCAAGCGGGGTGTTCGGGTTGCCGAGATAGCGGACTCGGTCGCCGGGCTTAAGTTTGGACAGGCTCATTATACCGATCTCACTTGATCACGAACCGGCCGTCGAATAACTCGGCGATCGGTCGGCTGAAGGCAACGGGTTCACGGTGAAGCGTTTGATACGTAAACTCGATACTCATATCGCTCTCGCGGAAGTGTATTCCGGTGATCCGATACCAATCGCTTGACCGCGCGTGCTGCATCTTCTGGCCGACATAACCTTGAAGAGGCTGAATCTGCTGAAGAAGTTCCTCGATCGTGAGTTTGTTGCTCATGATCAGAACGCCTTGCCGCCTGCCGCTCGGCGGTGCTCAGGCTTATGGTCGAGACGCTTGGCGTTATAGCCGCGCTTTTCCATGAAGATCGTGCCGGCCGGGTGCTCGCGATTGTCGGCGCCGAGAATGTCGAAGAGCCGAATGACGGCGTCGATCAGCTCGACACGGTACATCGGGCGGTGCGGCAGCTTGTCGTCGGGCAGATTCTTGCGGTGGCCTTCCAGCGCCTCGCTGATCTCCGAATGCACGAGCGCCAACAGCTCGCCGACGTTGCGCTTGCCGTGCAGATCCTCGCCGGTTTGCAGATCGGTCCACCAGCCGGCCCGTACGTTGTCGGCGTGGACCATGTTGACGAGGTTGTCGATCAGCGCGGCCGGGTTGGCGAGCAGCAGACACACGGCGCCGCGAGCGACCTCGGCGGCCCAGGCCCGAACATCTCCGGCAGAGAACAGGCCGGTGCGCACCTGCTCGTCGATCCAGTCATTGATGTTGGTCGACGGTGCGATGGCCGATAGCTGATCGAGTCGGTCATAGTCGCGCAACAGCGCCTTGAGATGTTCGACATTGATCGGCACGCTGCCGCTCGCAAAACCGGCGATATGCGTGCGCAGTGCTTCATGGTTGAACATTGAATTCAGCTCCTGATTTGATAATCAACATTATGTTGACTTTGACCTGTCGTCAACGTGCCCTTGAGGAATTTTCCACCACACGCTAAAGGCGAAGTGCTCTGGAGATGTCTATGCCCCTGCCCCTGCCCGTGCGTTCGCTGGCCATCGCCCTCGCCGTCATGATCCCTACGTTCGCTCCTGCCCAGGAGAAGAGCCCGTGGGATTCACATTTCACCGCCCGCTCGAACATCATTCGCTTTCAGGCCAAAACATCGGGCCTTTGGCAAACATTACTGGTCGGCGATAGCAATACCGAGAGCTTTTGGTGGAACGAAGCTGGCGCGTGCAAGATTGTAAATGCCGGCCTTGCTGGTGCTCGCGTGTCGGACGTTGCCGATCGACTGGAATTCATTGTCGGCGTAACCCGCCCCTCAGTCGCTCACATTATGCTGGGCACGAACGATGTGCCTCTTGTCGGCAAGATTGACGGTTATGAAGCGAAGCTTGAAACTGATTTCAAGCGCGTCATTCGCGCCTTCCACCGTAACGAAACTGCGATTTATTTGTGGTTGATTCCGCCTGTCGGCAAGAATTTTGCCGATCCGGAGTCTGTCAACGTCATCAACGAGATCATCAAGCGCGTGGCGAAGACGGAGAAGGTCGCGCTGGAATCTCAGTGGTCAACCAATCTACACGGTCGCGCCGATGCGCTTTTCGATGATGACGTGCATCTGACCGCCAAGGCCAATCAAGAACGCATGAGCCGCATCCGCGAGATTGGCGAGCAGTCCAAGGTGAGATGCATCCCGCCCGCTTGACTCAATAGTGCGTTTGTTCCCTTTCTGTTCTCTTAACGGAGCGCGGAAGATGGGCAACAAGATCGGTTCAAACTGGATCGTCGACAGCGTCTCACCGGAAGGCGCTGAGGAGTGGATCGCAGAGTCCGCCAACGTCGTCGTGGCCCGAGCGGCTTATGACGAGGCATTGAAACACCGGCCTGGTCGTGTGGTCAGATTCCGTCACGGCCCGCAAATCCTCACGACACAGATCGGCTGGAGATGCGACTGGTGGCTGGAGAAAACCGAGCCCTGCGGATGCCCTACGTGCGTGGCGAACCGGGAGCAGTAGATCCCTTCCTCCCCTCGACTAGGACGGCAAGCAGGGCTTCAGCGTCCGAAATTGTGAACTGCACCTTGTCGCAGCCGACTTCCTTCGCGGCGGCAAGGATGCGCTGCCAACGGTCTAGCTTGGCGCTCTCCACCGTGGCGGGCGCGGGATGCGCGGGCCGAACCTCGTATTCCAAATCAGGGTCGGCAGCGATCTTCTCTCGCAGTCGCTCGCGGTCCACCAGCATGGCTGGCTCACCCCTCGGGCTGGAGAGGGCTTCGCGCAGAATGGACGCCGCAGCAGCCCATGTCCCAGCTTGAGCAGCATGGGCCATCGTGAAACCGGTATCGGAATAGTGCTTCGCATTTTCGTCGAATTTAGCCAGAACTTGAGTAATTAGTTGATAACGCTTGGGGGCTTCGGGCCGCCACTTGGGGTTCGAGCGCAGGAAATTGCCCATGGTCTCGCCGCGAGGCGTGAGGCGATGATCGTGGGCAATGAACCCATCGGCGCGGAGAGCTTCCCGCTCCTCGGCGGTCGTCATGCGCCTGACCGATTGATTGTATGTGACGCCCTCGATCAGGGTCTGGAGTGCACGCCAGCTCGATCGCTGAACATAGTCTCGCACGTCGTCGTATTTCGTGGGCATAGCTTTGCTCTTTGGCTTTGGACTCGAAGTGAATCGTCAGCGCAGATTCGTTTTCGAGATTCGTTTCAGGGTTTCGATGGCGCGCGGCAGAGCCCGAGCTATGTCCCGCTTGAAGCGATCCAGGGCGGCGCCGATCTTCTCGCTCCCGTCGATCTTGACCGTGACCGTCTGGTAACCGGCTCTGGCCTGAGCATCGGCGTCGATCCTCGCGAGCGCAGCCTGAACGCCGGCGAGCATGGCCACCTGAAAGGAGTGCGTTCGATTGTAGTGTGAAGCGGCCTTCACCGCGGCTGTCAGAACGCCGTGCGTGATGCGGGGATCGAGGCGGCCGACCGAGATGATCGGCTCGGGCTCGGCCCTCTGGCTGCCGATGTGGCCGCGATCCTGAAGCTCCGATTGACGGAAAAAGACGATGTCGCTTGACGAGCCGTCGTGACCCCACATGAGCGCAGAAGCACACATGGAACGCAGGTACTGGCCGTTGCGCAGCTTGACGTCGACCATGCCCTGGCTCTGCGGCGTCACGCTTGAATTAGGCAGGCCGAACCACGGCACCCATTCGGCGCTCATCGTGGCACCACGAAAAGTGACAGATAGAGAGCCGTGCTGACGACGCCGATCGTGAAGCCGAAAAACAGCATCATCAGCATTCCGGCGAGTGGTGAAGGCGCATGACCGGGGAGATAGTCAGGTTCGCGATGCTTATACATAACCGCTCCTCGTGAGATTCAGCTCTGGTGTCCTCATTAATCAACATTATGTTGATTATGTCAACCGGCCATCATGCACCGGACGTGAGGTCTGGCGAGGGCTTGAGTGAACCAGGATTTTGACGCCTTGGTTCTCTGGCCTGATTTTCGGAACAGGCGAGGTTTTTCAAGTACCGACGTCGGTTGCGCGCGCTCGCGCTCCTGCGCCTATACGCTCGCGCTATCCGCCCGCGATCACGGGCAAGCGTGCATGCACACCCGTCCGCAGGCAGGTGCAGGCGGGCGCCCGCGAATAGCAGGATTCGCCCGATAGTCAACACTAGGTGGAATATTGACGCGGAAAATCCCGACGCGAACAGCATTCCGCGCCATTAGCGCGCCTGTGGCGGCATTTGCGACCTTGCCCGCTGCCATGGTAGCTCGCATAGGCGGCAAGGGGCTTCCCTGGCCTTCCTATTGAGTTTTGGCGAGGGAATAGGATGCGAGCTGCATTACTGATCGGCGCCGCGCTGATGCTGGCGGGATGTCAGACAGTCCAAACCCGGCCAATCGAGCTTAGCGAAAGCGACCTGGCGAAAGTCCGCATTGAAGTGATGACGCGGCTCAAAGATCCCGACTCGGCCCGCTTTGGGAAGATTGCAGCCGGGCGCGCTGATAACGGCACTATCGAAGTTTGCGGGACCGTCAGCGGTCGCAATGCGCTCGGCGCCTATGGTAACCCTGCCGCGTTTCAGGGATGGCTTAAGCCCGATGGGACTTACAGGACGGCTGATATAGCCGGCTTGGATGGTGGCGCGTCATGGGCGCAAGCCATCCTCAACAATTGCCTGGCCGATGGCGTGCCGATCTAAAGAAAAACCCGGCTCTAGGGCCGGGCTGATGTCTAGCGCCTGATCCGCGCGAATATGGCTAGGCCAGCGAGAACGGCAACCGCCTTGCCTGTATGGCCTGCCGCTATCAGCCACCATGCGAGGAAGGCAGCGAGCACGACTCCCGCCGCTATGAGCGCGACGGCTGGCCATTGCGACGGCGCGGCCGATGCACCTGGCGCCGGGCTTGGCGGTAGCTCATGAGCCTGCAGCGGCCCTAGCGGGCATTCCGGCAAGTCAACCTTGGCGGTTATCATCGGCGCCGGCTTCCCCTCACGCGTCATGGTGCGGAACCTGGCGACTCCAACCGGCAAGGCGCGATCGTGCTCGATACGGTGCGCGAGCTGATCACGAATAACGGTCGGGACATCATCGGGCGCTTGCGTGACGAAATAGACCCCGACTCCCTTCGATCGGATGAGGCGCACCGTTTGTTCGATCCGCCGCAACAGGGCAGCCGGGCAATCCTGAAACAACAAATGCGCCTCGTCAAAAAAGAAGACGAGTCGCGGCGCCGGTTGATCGCCGATTTCCGGCAAGCGCTCATAAAGATCCGACAGCATCCAAAGCAGGAAGGCACCATAGAGCCGCGGCGATTGCATCAGCCTATCGGCCTTTAGGATGCTGATCCGCGACGGCTCTAGCAGCTCCGCAACGTCGAAAGCAGGGTAGGCGAACATGGTGCGCCCGCCCTGCCCTTCAAGGCGCATCAAGGCGCGCTGCACAACGGCAATGCTCGCTGCGCCGACTTGCCCATATTGAGCGGATATCGCTTTGGCGTCTGCATGCAGCCTGGCGAGCACGGCGCGAAAATCGGCGATGCTGGCGAGCGCTAGGCGGTTGTCCCGCGCATAGGCAAAGGCGACTTCCACAACCCCGCTTTGCGCGTCGGTTAGTTCCAGGGCACGCGCCACTAGATCGGCGCCCATGGCGTCAAAGGATACGCGGATAGGGTTGCCGGCATGGCCGAACAAGTCGAGCTGCACGGCAGGGCATGACCGCGCTAGCGCGGCAATATCGCCCTTTACGTCCGCAATGAAGACGGGAACGCCGGCCCGGCTGAACCGCTCCGCGAGCGTCATCAGCGTTACGGTTTTGCCGGTTCCGGTTTGGCCAGTGATCAGCCCGTGCCGATTGGCGTATCGAGCCGGAATGCCTGCCGTGCTGTTGAGATTGATCATTGGGAATCCGTTGCTTTCGACGGAACCGGCACGCCTGGCGCCGGCTCGATCAAAGTCACGCGGATTATACGGCCTGCCAAACTTCGAAGCCTGCTTTCCGCAGGGCCGAGTCCCAATTTTCGCCGCCGTCACGCTGCAGCGCATAGCGAAAGGCGTCATAGGTTGGAGCCGTATCCGGCGAAACGTAGTTGTCCGCCATGACATCGCTCATTTGATAGGGAAAAGGCAGTTTGTGCGCCGCGACGGAAGCGGCGGCCGTTTTCTTGTCATAGCCGTAACCGCCCGCATATCCGCGCACCATCTGCGAGCCGGTCCAATGCACATACGCATAGAGCCGCCCTGCGCCGTCACGGGGGAACTTGAAGGCGATAGTTGCGACGCGCTGGCCCTCTTTGACGATGACAAAGGCCGAGACGTTGGAAAAGGCGGCGTCGAATTGCTTGTAGATGTCAGACATGATTTTCCACCTTATGTTGAATGAGAGGGCGCACCTGTGGCGCGGATCGGGAAGGGTTAGGCTGCAAACCGATATGGCTGCAGGTAGATTGTCGCGAGCGTTCGGCCGCGTGTGCTTTGAAGCGTCACGGATGCCGGCTTGCGCGGTTCCGGCGCCCCAGCTTCGCTAGTGAACCAAACCCCGCCGCGACGGTCCCATGCCTTGCGCCAATAGTGCGGCAGGCATTCCCTCACGGCGTCATAGTCGGGATTAACGAGTCCGTGCCCTTCAAAGAAATGGGCCGAATAGCCGGCGCCCTGATGCGGCACGGCCTTGACCGGCCCCTTGACGCATTGCGGATGATCGGCCGCGCTGTTGTGAAGCACGGTGTAAAGGATGACGTCGCGGCTCATGACAAATGCACCTTGCCGTCATCGCCGATATAGACGTCGCAGCCACCCATGGCGCTCGCAGCTTCGGAAAGAGCTGTTGCATGGGGCTCTTGCCAATCACCATCCCAAAAGCCGCAACCATGGCCATTGCGCGTGTACCAAAAATCTCGACCCGCGCGGATGTCGTCAGGTTGCTCTTCTTCGCCAGCAAGAGCGCTAGTCCCTAGAGCACGCCATGCGGGCGTCGCTTGGAACGCGCTACAATCGGCGATGATCGAGGCGAGCGCTTCCGACGCAAGGTCCGCAACACCATAGGAATTGCCGCCGACGAAGCTCGACTCCATGGTGGCGGTATTGAAGGCAACAGTCGGCATTTCGCGCCCCTCACCTTCCTCGCAAAGCCGCTCTTCCTCAGTGAAGAAAAGCGCCTCGATATAACCTTGTGTGAAGGCGTCCAAAGCCTGGAACGCGGGCGCATCGGCGCCGGTGAGAATGAAGGCTGGCATGGGTCGATTCCTTTTCAACGCCTTGCGGACGGCGCTGCAGATTGCAGGGAATTCCCCCACGCCCTTAGCGGCGCGACGGTCGCGGCCAAGCGCAAGAATAGCCTTCCGCCATTCGGCAATCTGCGCCCCTAGATCCGCATAGCGCGAGCCTGCCGCCCATGCCGTTTGATATTCGCGCTCTTCCTCGGCCGCGCGCTTGGCCATGTCATCGGCTGCCCGCGCCGCGTCGTGCGCCATATCGTCGTCGCGAGCGTTCCCGTATCCATCGGCCCGGCCGGAAAAGATGCGCGAGAAGTCGAGAGTCGGCCCGCCATCCATCCCGCCGAACTGATAGCCCGCGACGAAGCGGGAATGCCCGCGCTTGCCGGGAAGCTGATACACGACGCCATAGCAAAGCCCGCTGCCGTCTTTGAAGACGTCGCCATGTGGATCAGTGATCCAACCATGATCAGGCGCTTCCGCATTGCGCTGCCAGCGAGAGTCCCGACGCTCTTCCGGGTTGACGGCGCCGACATAGCGCAGGCCGAAATTTGCGGGCAGCTCGACATGAGCTATGCCCTTTTCCGCCTGCCGCGAAAAGTAAGCGAATTCGGGATAGCGGGCCTCATTGTAGAACGTCTGCCCGCGCTCATCATCGGCCCGCGCTTTGGCCAAACAGGCGATTGCTGCCTGGCCGCGAAGACGCTGCACATACGGAGTCGGATTGACGGCGCGAGCTGCAGCCGCGTTGTTCAGGGCGCGGCCCTTGTGATGGAAATAGCCGGCGCGAACGTTGTGGGAAAGCATGACGATAGCCTTTCAATACTATGTGGATTAACGGGACGCGGAAAAGCGCGAGCGCTCGCAAGTGAGGCGAGTCCAGTCGTCGGGAATGACGGCGCCCTTGCTCGCCTCGCGGCAGGTAGAGCCGGCGCCCGCAATGTAGACGTGTCCGGCCCGCGTTTCCGCAATGAGCTGGTACGTCGCGCGCGGCTGCATGACGGGCCAAAGGAGGCCGGCGCCGAACGCGGTTGCGAGCATGACGCCAGCGCCAAGGGCGGGCAGGATGGCGGGGCGATGGTGCGGAATGTGGGGGCGAGCCATGATTATCAACCTTATGTTGATTATCTAAATAAGGATTGACGGAACGCCTCGGATGATCTTGGCGCACACAAGCGTCACGCCAAGATCAATATCCAAGTCGAGATAGTGGCAGCCATTGCCCGCATCGATCCACTCGGCCCAATAGCGAATTTCGACTTCGTCGGCAGGCGAGACTTCAAGGAGCCTAATAACGGCGTCCAGCGCTTCGCTCTTCAAGGCAGCAAGATCAAACACAATCAATCTCCGTCCGTTGTGAGTCTGACTATGAGCGTCCGTGTTGCATTAGTCAACACTATGTTGAGTGTTCAGCCCAACAAATCGGCGAACTGCGGGGCGACGGTTGCAGCTCGTTCAGCCGCAAGGCGTGCCCTGGCCAAGCGCTTGCGCGCCGCATCATAGGCAGGATTAGCCTTACCCCTCGCCTGCCGATCGAGCTTGGCGCAGGCCACACATCGGGCGTTGGCCGTATAGCGTGGCGAGCCGGGATGCGCCTCACACTGCAGGCCCCAATAAAGGCGACTGCCTTGCGAGCGCGCCTCTAGCCGTGTGTGCGGCAGGGTGGCGTTTGCATGTTCCATTCAACACCTCATTGATTGATGCACAACGGACGCTAGAGCCTGGCTGCAGCGCAGTCAACACAATGTTGATTAATCGCCCATGATCGAAAAGAGGAGTCGGGCATAATCAACAGCCCCGGTTTCCCGATCGATGCCGGCCGCAGCTCGATACGCCTCATCCGTGCGCGCATGCTTGGAATCGTTATGCGGTTTGCAAAGCCATTGAATGTTGGAAGCGCGGTTAGATCCGCCTCTAGACAAAGGCGTCATGTGGTCAATCGTCAGTCGCTCGGCGGCATCGCAATAGGCGCATTGGCCACCCTGCAGCACTAATAGCAATGCCGCCTGATCAAGGCTGAACTCGCCTTCCGCAGCTCGCATCCTGGCACGCCTCAATGAACGCATGCGCCGCCATAGATCGCGCTGGCGTTGAGGGCGGTTAGTCTCGCGCTCTTGCCGAGCCATCTCGATTGCATGCCCATAGGCCTGCCGCATGGCCAATGCATCAGCCTCACGCACCTCACGGCGCAAGCGAGCAGCCTCACGCTTGGGTGCATATGCTGCAGCCTTGGAAGCCCTCACCTTGTCGGGGTTCGCCCGCTTCCATGCGCGCTTTCGTTCCCGCTCTTGCTCAATGCGCCCTGCCTTGTAGCGCCTGCCATCCGCAGCGAGGCAATGCACGCAAGCGCCGTTCGCCGTGTAGCGCAATCGAGCGTCGCACCGTGCACAGGGGGAGCCTCGATAACAGCGCGCGCCTAGCAGCCTGGCCGCACCTCGATCATGGGCAATGTCGCTATCAGTCAACACAGCACAACCTCACCTAACGCAATGCCCGATGTGGGGCGCGCTTAGATGGATAGGAATATCAACCTTATGTTGATCGATCAAGTGATGCGCCGATGCGCTGATGAGTTGATTGATGCACAACGGACAAGGTGGCTTCGGGTCCTGGGCCGCTAAAAATGACGACCGCGGGGGCGCTGAGACCCCGTTGCGTGCGGATTTTGAGATTTTTTTCCTAAAATATACGGTTTTGGCGATTTACTTGGACCCTTGGACGGTTTTTGGCTCCTACTTGGACGGAAGTTTTCTGTTATTTTTCATATACTTATTAAATAAAGTCCAATGGTCCAAAGAGTCCAAGTGAAATTCCCGTGTATGCGCGATCACACACCTGCTGGCAGAAGCGTCCGTTGTGCATAAATCAACTCATTGGAGAAGGATGCACAACGAACGGCTCTGTCACGTATAGGGATTTTGGCCCATTTTACTTGGACGTTTGGACCAAAATTAACATCCGACTGAAAACTAAGGAAAATTCCCGTCCAACGAGTCGTTTTTTCACTTGGACCGGTCCAAGTAATCACTTGGACTCTGAGCACTTTTGCTAATCGACATTATGTTGACTCGCGCTTCAGGCATGGTTATGGCTGGGAAATCGCGGGAGGCGAGCGTGAGGAAATTCCGAGAGGACCGCCTGTTCATTCAGGAGATGCGGACGATCCGCAAATGGTTGGCGCGGCAGTCGTCGATCACGATGGTCCAGTTATGGGGAAAAGGGCTCAAGCGAAACCCGCGTGATCTGCAAACTGCGGAAGCTCAGCGGATCGCGTTCATCCTCACCAAGAAGCTCGGATGGGAGAAAAGCGGCTCTCGCATTGTCGATGCCAAAGGGTGCCGGCATTGGGAGTACCGGCCCAAGCCACCGATCGTCGCCATTTACGAAGATCTGCTCGGCTGAGCGCGCAAAGAAAAACCCCGGCTTGTGACCGGGGCAACTCGTTCCAAAATGGAAGTAGTTCAGCGTTTGGATTTCAGATCGCGGATGCGCTCGGCGATCTCAATGCGCCTGATGCGCCAGAGCCCCAATGACCCCTTGCGGTGCACGAGCGGAGGATCGGCAATCAACGCGGCTTTCTCGATCGCAGCATCTTCCGCATCGCGGATTATCGACGGCAGATTGATCGCCTCCAGCACGGCATCGGCGTCGTTCAGAAAGCTCACCCACATCGGGTCGCCATCAAACATCGTGTTCTCGGGGTGACCGGCTTTGCGGCAAAGCGCTCGGGCCGCCAGCTCGCGCGGTGATTTGGTCATGCGCATCACCTCAAGGGCTTGAGAAAATTATCTAATTGCTGAAAAAGCAGCGATATGTGCATCACCTCAATGCGATCCATATCGAGCGACGATCTCGCCCAGCGTCAATTCCCGCTCCCGCGGCCCCGCACGGTTACACGAGATCACGTCGATCGCTTGCGTGTAGAGGCGGGAAACCTGCTCTGCGGATAGCGTCCACGAGACACTTACGACCGTTGCCGTTGGGCGATCGAGTTCGCGGATCGCTTCCAACACGGCGTCTACCTCATCCAGGAAGCTCATCCACATCGGCTTCCCTTCGAACATCGTGTTCTCTGGATGACCGGCTTTGCGGCAGAGCGCTCGGGCCGCCAGTTCGCGCGGGGATTTGGTCACGGCTCACTCCCTGCATGGGCGGCGCACACGTCTCGCCAGGTTGAATAGGCTTCCGCTCGCGGATCGAGCGTAGCGGTGTCCAGCGCTCCGAGACGCATCGCCACCTGCATGATCTGGTTCGGCCGTTCCTCGCGCGCCAGCACGGCCATCAGGCCGGCACACTGCTGCGGTCGATCACCCTTGTCGGGCTCGTCGCCCGAGTAGTCGACGGTCTTATGGCACTGGAAAGCCACCGCCGCCTTGATCTCGGCCAGCCGCTCGGGATGGAGCTGGAACGTCGAGCCCGAGCCGCGGCGGAACGGGCAATTCACGCAGGGGCGTTTAAGGTTGAACATTGTAGCTCGGCTGGAATTGCGACATCCATGCCTTTGCAAACTCGTCGCTTACAACGACTTCCTGGAAGCTCAGAACGCATGACACGCCAAAAAGCCAGACATCATTGACCTTGCGGATATACGGTTGACCGTAGGCGTTCCCAACAGGTGCTTTCACGAAGCGATCATCGTCCACGATAGCGCTACCCTGATCAGGGTAAGGTTCGTAGTCTTGAAGCGGCGACGGAGGTTGTCTGCTGCAGACCTCATAATCTTCGCCGCTGTCGGACCAAATTACACCTTCACCACGACACCTCGGACAGTGTTTCCAGCCTTCCATCACGCTACCTCCATAACGCGCACGCCTGCGGCGCGAGCTTGGTCCACCATGTTGGCCGTGCCAGAGCCGCCGGGGAACGCGACGACGAGATCGGGTTTCCCCTCGGCGAGCATCTGAGTGTTCCGCTTCGTGCCGGCCTTGTCATCGCGCCCGCCGTCTTTCCCATCGGGATACCAGATCGCGGGAAACGCCGTCACGGGGATGCCGCGCCGCTTCGCCCAGGAGCCGGCCAGTCGATCAGCGCCAGGCGCATCGCCGTGGATGAGGCGGTCACACCCGATCGTGTTGCGGATGCTGTCCAGCTCAAATTCGAGCCGCCGCACATTGCGGAAATCCCGGCCGCCGCACACGAGAACTCTCACCATTTGCTCTTACCGTCAGCCCGTTCTATCTGGATGGCGATGCGCCCGTAGCTCAGTTGGATAGAGCAACGGCCTTCTAAGCCGTGGGTCGCAGGTTCGAATCCTGCCGGGCGCGCCATTTGGGCCTTAAGGCGCGGCGTCATTGCGCGCGCCTTACTGCGATTTCCAATAGCCGCATAAGATCGGTCGAGTCGACGCCGAGTTTATCTGCCATGGATTCAATAAAATCGTCTTCCGAACGTGTAATGGCTGCTGAAGCTTCATTCTCTCGCACTCGTTGACGTTCAGTCAGCCACGCTTTGGCGATTCGCACCGCGCCTTGACCACTGTGCGAATAACCAGGAATATCCTCGTCATCGAATCTGGCCGAGAAAATTGTAAAGCCGTTGCTGTCGGTGCTTTCCGTTATGACAACACGATCGGTAATGCGCTCACCGTACTGCGTCACGATGCTCATAGCTCGATCACCTCGATCTCATGGCGGTGGCCGGCGAACACAGCCTCGTCGCTTATGATGCCCAGGATCTCACCCGACTTCTTATTGCGAAGGAGTGTCCTGGCCGGATGGACTTGCAGGATCATGCCGCCCATCCGGTTCGGGAAAAGCGGGTTGAAGTGCCCAGGTTCCACCTGCGCAACCAGCTTGTCGCGCGTCGCGCCGGTCATATAGAGCGTGTCGTGCGGTGCGGGTGGAAGCGCCGCCGCGAGCTTTGCGAAATTGCTGAGAAAATCGCTCGCCGACCGGGTTGAATCCGCTCTCGTCTGCGTCGTAACCGCATCCGAAAGAGGCCGCTTTTCGCCGTAGCGCGGGAGATAATCGGCGATCCGATCCTCATGATCCTGCGCGATCATTCTACCCAGGCGGGCGAGTTCGTCTTCGAGTTTGAGCACGGGAAAGGCTCCATCCGGGTTGCTGGACGGAGATAAGCACGTCAAAAATGATTAGTCAACACTATGTTGATTAATGAAGCAGATCATCGTACTCGTCGGACGGTGGATCGGGCAGATCGTCCGGCCATTCCAACTCAGAACCGATCCACACTTCGAACGCTCGGCGGCACGTTTCCAGCATCGGGAACTGATAGGTGCGCGGGCGCGCGCCGCCACCGCCGCTGTTCGGCCGCGTCTCGCGGACCTCGGGACACATTGCCCGCAGATGCTTGCCGATATCGACGTCGCGCAGCTCCTCACCATCATAGCGGCGCGAGCGCATCCAGCGGCTATAGGCGTCGCGGAACTCGCGCCGATCGGCGCTGATGGTCTCGCGCGGCCAGTCGCCAGCGCGCTCCTCGTGGAAGCACGGGAAGTCGGGCTCGCCGCTCTGCAACTGGCCATGCCACCAACGCTCGATATTGCGTAGACCCTGGAGCTTCTGATCGGCCAGGGCAGCCGTATTCGGCACAGCGCGGACATTGAAATCCGACAGGTCGTAGTTCTGCAGATAGTGCAAGAGCGCTTCCCGGCCGCCGTTCAACATCTCCTGGCGGATCGCGTCGAAATAGGCGTCGCGCGTCTCGTCGTCGCTGCGCTTGCGGCTGAAGCGCGGATCAACGTCGAGGACAAAATACCGGCGCTCATCTTCGGAGGCCGGCACCACCCATTTTTCGTTCGACGACATGAACAGCCGCAGGACGCTCTTGACGTGGAAGCCGTTCAGACCCTTCGGCTCGATCAGCACCTTCTCCGAGGTGATGAGGTGCTTCAGCATGCCTTCGGCCTGTTTATTGCCGGCCCAAAACCCTTCCTCGACATGGAGCATCAGACACTTTTCCTGGTGCGCGTTGAAGCGGCCGACCATATGCTCCTGATTGGCGATCTTGACGTGATGGTGCGGAAACAGGCCGCCGACATAGTCGCCGATCGTGTCCTTGCCGGTGCCCTTCTCGCCACGCAGCACCACGGCAACGCCCGGCTTTTCCCACGGCTTCTGGATCATGTGAGCGAGCCAGCCGACGAAATAGGTGTTGGCCGTCTCGTCGCCGCGGCAGATGATCGCTCTGATGTGCTTGAGGATCAGCTTGCAGGAGCCGCGCTTGCTCGGCTCGACGGCGAAGCCGCGCCAGTGGTTATAGGCCCCCTCGACATCCTCGCCCGGCGCGAACACGACGCCGTTCGGGTATTCGCGCCGGGCTTTGTGCCGTAGCCACGCCTTCGTCAGGGGCTCAGTGGCCTTTTCCGTCGCGACGCGATCGTTCTCGTAGAAGTTGTGGAGATCGCCGACCGTACCATAGCTGACCGAGCCGTCCTTGTTCTCGGTGACTATCACCGTCTTGCCGTTGATGAAGGCGACGGCGTGTTTCTTGTTGATGCGCGCGACTTTGGGCGGGACGAACCCTAGCTTCTGTTCGACGTCGGCCTTGTTCAGTTTCTGCTGGCGTTTCGTGACCTCCTTGCGAGGCGCAGCCGATAAGCCCAGCAGATCGTCGATGATGGAGTTGTCGCCTTCGGGCTCATCCTCCTCGCCGATATCCGGCATGTCGCCGAGATCGTCGAACTCGTCTTCCAGATTGTCGAATTCAGCTTCAAGCCGTAGCTCGCGCACTTCCGCCTGGATCGACCGCATCGTGCGATGGCGTCGGCTCTCCTTGTTCTTGAAGGAGAAGAACTTGTAGCGGCAGGTGCGATCGTCATGCTTCTTCGAGCGCGCAGACCAGGCGCGGAAGACCTCGAAGATCGCTTTCCGCTCTTCCTCCTCGCGACCGAAGGCCTCGTGCTGCACCGAGGCCATGACGTTCAACCACTCGTCATAGTCCAGATCGTCGTTCGGGATTTCGTCGAGCAGTTCGCGGATCTCATCTACGGAGAGCCCGAGCGGTTGTTGCTTTTCAGGATCGAGCGCGTCTTCGTCGTCGGCTCCAATCAGTTCCTCAATCGTCTCGGCCGGCACAAAGGGGCCGATTCCGAGTTCGAGAGCGCTGAAATCGAAGCGTTTGGTCCAGATATAAGGGCGGCCAGTGTCAGGATGGATAGAGGGCGGCAGAGCGACTTGCTTGCCCGTGCCGAACAGCTCGATCTCCCAGGCCCAATGCTTCGTGCCGTCCGGTCCTTCGATCTTCTCAGCGCTGTGCGCGAGCTTGGTCGAGGGGAAGTGCTTGTCGCTCAGGAAATAGATGTGCCGGCTTTCGCCACCCGAGCCCGAGGCGACAGTTGGCATCTCTTTCCAGCCGGGAAATAGTTCGCCGAGCTTCGCGCGCGCTTCGCCGGCCAGCTTCCGATCGCGAATGTCGAGATCGAGCGCATGCAGAAAGCCGCCGCCAACCTTCGACCATTGGCCGAGCCGAACGCCCAGGTTCTCGCCATCACGATAGATGCGCTTGAGCTGGTCGAACGACAGAAAAGGCTTCGTGCTCCAATCGTCGCCGATGGGACGCTTGGACTTGGGATGGAGACGATGAATAGCGAACCCGGCGTCAACCAGGTGTCTTACAGTGTCGAGCATCTTGGCCTGCCGCGCAGCGGATTCGGGAAACTACGGCGCGACGATCAGCGCGGCAGAAAGTCCCAAAAATCCGCCTGAGTCACCGGCTTGAAGCCCTCGGGCGGGTTGCTCTGATTCCGCGACATCTCGACGATTCGGTCGACGCGATTGGTCGAAATCAGGTTCTGACGGCCCGGTTTGAACCACTTGTAGACGCCTTGATAGGTCATCTCCAGCGCTTCGGCGAGCTTGTGCAGATTCGCGACGCCGTGCTCCTGATCGACGAGATCGGGGAGGGCGCGCGTGATGAGATCGTGCAGGGGGCCACGGCTCTCACGCTTGTATCGAGCGTTGCGCGGTCGATCCGCATCCCCGAGCAAATTGTCTGTGTCGGTCACATGAAAGCTCCTGTTGGCGGATGCACCGTAGCCCAGCCCAATTTGAAATTCAACATTATGTTGACCAACGATCCCGAGCGTGATTATGTGATCCCCGTCGCGCCGATCGGCGCCAGATTTCCAAAGCCCTGAAACGGAGTGAACGATGGCCCTCGAAGACCTTTTGACCCGCAACAACGAACTGCTGGCGGAACACAATGATCTGCTGAAGCAGGTGCTCGCCAAGGCCGGCGCCGGCAAGGCCGCTGCATCGAACGACGGCGACGCCGGCAAGGATGATCCCAAGACGACCCGCACGCGCAAACCGAAGGACAACGATGCCGGCGCGGCTTCCGGCCCGAGCTTCGACACGCTCAAGAAGGACCTGACGGCCTGGCTCGGCGAGTTCGCCAAGGAGTCCGACAAGGAGAACCCTGACGGCGTCCATCCCGAGGTGACGGCCCGCAAGGACGCCCTCGCGAAGGTGTTCAAGAACGACAAGCTCAAGATCGGCAAGCTGCCCGAGATCGAGAACGATGCCGAGAAGATCGGCATCCTGCACAAGTGGCTGCACGAGACCGCCAAGAAGGCCGACAAGGGCCATGGCATCGGCCGTCTCGCCGCCGATCCGGTCTCGTCGATCGACGAGGGTGGCGAGGATGACGACGACGGTCTCGGCGTCTGATCGACGCTGAGCCGGCGCAACCCTGGCCCTCCGGGGCCGGGGCTTTGCGGTGAGAGGTGACCCCTTGCCGGTGTAGCGACGGCGAGCGGTTTGCAGACCAGCGGTCACCTCTCACCGCAAAGCCTCACGGGAGATGATCATGGATAAGCAACTGCTCGCTCGTGCCTTCAATGAGTGGATGCGCCGATACACCGAAGAGCCTGAGCGCTTCGAGGCGGAATTTGCGACCGTGAAGCGGTTTCTTGCCGAGCAGAGCGGCGACGCCGAGCCTTCGTACGGCTTGAGCGCGGCTGAATACCTCGTCGACATTTGCGCCGAGCTTTCGGCCTGACGCCAAACAAGCGATGAACGTCCACGTCCGCACCGGATTCCGCAAACGCCCCTCCGACGCCGCGCGCTGGACGCGCTGCGCCGGCTCGTTGCGGCTGACGCGGGACTATCCGAACGAAAGCTCTGCGGCGGCCGATGAAGGCACGATGTGCCACGCCGTGCGCGAACAATGCCTGGAGTTCGGCTTCGACGCTTACGACTTCATCGGCTTCAAGATGAAGATCAACGGCGTCGTGTGGGAATTCACCGACGATTTGGCCGATGCGGTTCAAGACGGCATTGATGAGATCCGCGAATTCGCCGGCCAAATGTATGTCGAGCAGAAGGTCAACACCACCAAGTGGGTCGGCCATGACGAGAACGGGAAGCCTCAGAGTGGAACGCTCGACTGCCTCGTTGTCGGCAAAAAACTCTCGGTGCTCTCGGACCTCAAGGCCGGTGAAGGCGTGCCGGTCCAGGCGGTCGGAAACGATCAGCAAATTGTCTATCTGCTCGCGGCCTATGAGCAGATCATCAAGCACATCGCGCCCGAGTGTGAGACGTTCCTGATCATCATCGATCAGCCTCGCAATTCGGCTGGCGGCGGCTACTGGTACGTGACGCTCGCCGAGCTGCGCGAGCACGAGAAGCGCATTGTCGCGGCAGCTCAGGCCTGTGATGCGGACGATGCTGAACTGACGCCCGGCGAATATCAGTGCAAATGGTGCCCAGCCGCGAACGTGGCGGAGCGCCCCGGAGGCTGCCCTGCGCACGCGAAATGGCTGGCTGACGCCATTGACCTCGACTTCGGGGATCTGGATGAACCCGCCGAAACGTGGAAACCGCCAACCGTCGAATTTCTGACGCCCGAGCGGTTGATCCGCATCTCAGAGCTGAAGCCTCATATCGAAAAAATGCTGGAATACTGCCACGCGCAGGCGCTGCAGCATGTGCTTGATCACGGCCCGACTGCCGGCAAGAAGGCTGTCGCGGGACGCCGCGGCAAGCGCAATTGGGCCAACCCGCAGGCTGCGGAGGCCTTCCTTTCGCAGAAGCTGCCGTCTGCCGACCCCTTCAACAAGAAGCTGAAATCCCCGGCCCAGGCTGAGAAGGAAGTCGGCAAGAAGTACGAAATTCCTACGGCTCTTGTCGAACAGAGCCAGCCGAAACCCATCCTGGTTCCGGTGGAGGATGCTCGACCCGCGATCAACGCGATCGAGGAAGAGTTCGACGAAATCGACTGAAACGAGACTCTGGAGAACGACGATGGCTGAGGCCAAAAAGGACGAAATCGGAATCATCATGCTCAAGGCGGTTCGGCTGTCTTTTGCCGACACCCTCTTTGTCGCCGAGGCCGGCGACCGCAGGAAGAAGGGAAAGCACGCTGGTAAGATCCCCTTCCGCAACAGCATCAACCTTCTGCTGCCCGACAAGGACAGTGCTGAAGGCAAGGCTATGGAGAAGGCGATCAAGGCCAAAATGGTCGAGGCGCGCGATGCTCAGTGGCCGACCGACCCGCCCAAGATCAAGGGTGAGAAGCTGGCGATGCGCGACGGCGACGAGGAGGAATGGGCCGGTTATGCCGGGCGCTACTACGTCTCGGCCAGCCGCACGAGCTATGGGCCGAAGGATGGGGAGGAGTCGCAGCGCCCGAAGCGCCCGTTCCGCATCATCGGCCCCCGCAAGGTCAGGCAGTCGGATGGCGCCATGCGCTTCCCCGACGTCGAGGAGGGTGAGCGCGACGCCCCGTATTCCGGCTGCTACGTCAACGCCAAGGTGCGCTTTTGGGCGCAGGACGACGAGGAGTACGGCAAGCGCATCAACTGCTCGATCGAGGCCGTCCAGTTCGCCAAGGACGGCGAGGCGTTCGGTGGCGGCGCCCGCACCAATGTCGATGACGAGTTCGAGGACGAGGAAGGCGATGGCCTCGACGACGATGATCTCGATGTCGGCGGCGGATCGTCCAAGAAGGACGATGATGACGACGGTCTCGGCATCTGATCGCTGATCCCTGACGCCAGTATCCCGACGCCATAAGTGCGTCGGGATATTCAACATAATGTTGCTTGTTCCGTCGCTTCCGTGGCGACGGCTTTCCACATGGGCGAACCTGGATTTCGCCGAGGAGGCCTTATGGCGACGCTCTTTGTCGACGTCGAATGCTATCGCAATTTCTTCTACATCGGCATCAAGCGTCTCGAAGACGGGCGTCGCGTTGGCTTTGAATTCAGCAAGCGAACTGATCTTACGGGTGGTTTCGACCGCGGTCGCATCCGGCAGATCATGAAGAACAACCTCTCGATCGGCTTCAACAGCCTGCCATACGACGTGCCGATGATATTCCTGGCCTTGAGCGGTGCCAGCAATGACGACCTCAAGATCGCGAGCGATCGGATCATCAAGGGCGGGCTCCGGTGGTGGGAAGTCGAAGAAGCGCTCGACATCAAGATTCCGAAGCTCAACCACATCGATCTGTTCGAGCCCAATCCCGCGGTGAAGGACGGCCTCAAGACGCTCAATGGTCGGCTGCACGGGAAGCGCTTGCAGGATCTGCCGTATGACGAGGCGACCATCCTGTCGCCCGAGCAGATGGACATCGTCGCCGATTATTGCCTGACGAGCGATCTCGACGCGACCGAGAACCTGTTCAACGCTCTCGCCGAGCCGCTGGAGCTTCGTGAAGCGCTCGGTCGGCAGTACGGCATGGATTTCCGCTCGAAATCCGATGCGCAGATGGGTGAAGCCATTATCAAGAAGCGCGTCGAGACGATCACCAAGCAGCGCGCCGAAAGGCCCAGGAACATCGGTGGCACGAGCTTCCGCTACCAGGTGCCCGAGTTCTTCGAATTTCAGAGCCCACAAATGCGGGAGATCGTCGACACGATCCGTAAGACCGATCTGCATATTGATCGCAACGGCAAGGTCGAATTTCCGAAGGCATTCGACGACTTCAACATCACGATCGGATCGTCGACCTATCGAATGGGAATCGGCGGCCTGCATTCGACCGAGAGCTGTCGCGCCGTCCACTCCGATGACGACTATGTCCTGGTCGACGCTGACGTGGCCAGCCAATACCCGCGCATCATCATGAAGCTGGGGCTCTATCCGAAATCGCTCGGGCCATCGTTCCTGCCTGTCTACGGCAGCCTCATCGACGATCGCGTCAAGGCCAAGCATCAGGCCAAGCTGATCAACGACCAGCTCGCGCCGCTGCGTGCTCTCGATCCCGCAGCCCTCGTCGCCGCACAGGATCGCATTGCTGCGCTCGAAGCTGAGAAGCGCCAGGCGCTCGCACGCGACAAAGGTGGCAAGATCGCGCTCAATGGCGCCTACGGGAAGCTCGGCAGCATCTACAGCGTGCTTTACGCTCCGCACCTGATGATCGCCGTCACCCTCACCGGACAGCTCTCCTTGCTGATGCTGATCGAGCGGGCCGAGGCAGCCAGCATCTCCGTCGTTTCGGGCAACACCGATGGCGTGGTGTTCCGCTGCCCGCGCTCGATGTTCGAGGGTATCGGTAAGGAAGGGCCTGACAAGGATCGCCTCCTCGGTGGCAAGCTCAAGGAGATCACCGACTGGTGGGAGCAGAAGACCGGTTTCGAGCTGGAATTCGCCGAGTACCGCTCGATCTACAACCGCGACGTCAACACCTACTTCGCGATCAAGGCGAACGGGAAGGCGAAGCGGAAGGGGGCCATCGCCAATCACTGGCATCCCGAGTCGCCGGACTATGATCCCGGCCGCGAGCAGATGAAGAAGAACCCGCAGATGACGATTTGCGGTGATGCGGTCCTAGCCTTCCTCAAGGACGGTACGCCTATCGAGGAGACGATCCGCGGCAACACCGACATCAGGGGCTTCGTGACCGTCGTGAAGGCCACGGGAGGCGGCACCTGGCGGGATCACTATCTCGGCAAGGTGGTGCGCTACTACTGGTCGACGGACGGCGATCCGATCATCAAGGTCAAGGGGCATCCGAAGACCGGCAATCGCCCCAAGGTCTCGAAGACAGATGGGTGTAAGCCGGCGATGACCTTGCCCGACGAGATGCCAACCGATCTCGATTATGCGCGCTACATCGCCGAGGCCTACGACATCCTCAGAGCGGTTGGATACGAGGTGCCAGCTACCGCGCCGTCAGCCTATCAGCAACTCCTCGAAGACGTCTTTGTCGGGAAGCGGATTATTGGCAGTCTTTCATAACTTGATAATCAACATAGAGTTGATTAAATTATCGCCATGTTCGACGATCCGCTAGGTCTCATTCTACCCTCCATCGTGGCCGTCACGTATATCGCGTGGGGAGCGCATTGGCTGCTGGGCAGAGTCAAAAAGTGAGGTTTTTTGTCGGGTTACATCAGCCGTCTGATGCGGCGCATTTCAATCACGCCTTCATTTCAGTAAATCGCATTCGGAAGCGCATAAAGCCAATTGCAGCAAAATCGTGGATAATGGATAGCGGTGCGTTTACGACTATCTTGACACATGGCGGATATCCTGAAGGCGTCGAATTCTATGCTGACCAAATAAAGCGGTGGTCAACTCATGGAAATTTACTCGCCGCTGTGGCACAAGACTACATGTGCGAGGCGCATATGCTGGCGCTCACAGGCAAGACGATTGAGGAGCATCAGCGCCTGACAATCGAGCGTTACGACGCTTTAATCACTTGCGACACTGGTGGCGTGTACATCATGCCAGTTCTGCAAGGGTATTCGCCTGTTGACTACGTGCGCCATATCGAAATGTACGGTGATCGGCTGGCTCATGGCGCTTGGGTCGGTGTCGGAAGTGTCTGTAAACGGAATGGCGATCCATCGGCGATCGAAGAGGTGCTCACCGCGATTAAGACTGCCCGGCCTGATCTACTCTTACATGGCTTCGGTCTGAAAACGACCGCGCTGGCGTCAGATATTGTTCGAAATCTTTTATGGACGGCCGACTCAATGGCTTGGTCATTTGCTGCGCGCAAACAAGGGCGAAACGCTAACGATTGGCGGGAAGCAAAACGGTGGGAAATGAAAATACTCCGGGTGTCTCCTTTCGAGTTGATAATCAACTCTATGTTGATTTAGAGTGACGTATGACCGCTTGGTACAACGAGATCGACCCGTTCGCTGCCGCATGGTTGCGCGAGCTTATAGCCGAAGGCCATATCGCGCCCGGCGTTGTCGACGAACGGAGCATTCTGGATGTTCGACCTTCTGACCTCCGAGGTTTCACCCAATGCCATTTCTTCGCCGGCATCGGTGTTTGGAGCTACGCTGCCCGCCTCGCTGGCTGGCCTGACGACCGCCCTCTCTGGACCGGAAGCTGCCCGTGCCAACCTTTCTCCTCGGCAGGCCAAGGCGGCGGGTTTGATGACGAGCGGCACCTATGGCCATTCTGGCACTATCTCATCGAGATCGAGCGCCCTTCAGTCGTCTTTGGCGAGCAGGTTGCGAGTAAAGACGGACTTGCTTGGCTCGACCTTGTTCAAGCTGACATGGAAGGAACGCGTTACGCCGCAGGGGCTCTCGATACCTGCTCTGCGGGGAGTGGCGCGCCGCACATCCGCCAACGCCTCCGCTTTGCCGCAACAGAGCTGGAATACGCCTCGGGCAACGAATGGCTCGAAAGGTGGACCAAATCAGGCGAATGGCGCCCTCTCGGCGGATGTCGCGCTGACGAGTTGGGTCACCACCACCACCAGGGACTGGAAGGATTCGGGCGCGGACATCAAACCGAGATCGGACGGATCGGAGCGGCTGGATCAACTTCCTCGACAGGCGAACTTGGCAGGATGGCCATCGCCGAAGAAGGCAGACGATCAGGGAGGAGCGGACACGCGACGGGACAATGGGCGGCCGAATTCGGACTTGGTGACGATGGGCGCTTTAACCGGCTGGCCCACGACGACGACGACGGATGCGCTGCGTCATCCGGACCGGGAATTCACGACGCCGAACATCACGCTCAATCACGCGGCTTTGCGGGCAGATGGGCCGGCCCGACTAACGGCCTCTGGCGAGATGTTGACTGGCTTTTCTGCCGGGATGGAAAGTGGCGGCCAGTTGAACCCGGCACATTCCCGCTGGCTCATGGGGCTGCCGCCCGCGTGGGACGTCTGCGCGGTTATGGCAATGCAGTCGATGCCGAAGCGACGCGCGTCTTCATCGAAGCGTTCCTCGAAGCCGAGGCGGCAAGTTTCCAGCCCCTACGCCAGATTGATTCAGTCGCTGCTGACGTGACCCCGTTCGCAGAACTCCTCGGGTGACGGCGCATGGCTGAGATCGCCGCCGTCCAGAACCCTGTAACCGAATATGCGCGCCGCCGCGGCTGGCTAGTGCGCCGAGTGACATTCCTCGGCCGCCGCGGCTGTCCCGACTCCTGGTGCTTCCGCAATGGGCGCGTGAAGATCATCGAGTTCAAGGACAAGGGGAAGGAGCCCGACGAGCAGCAGTGGCGTCGCATCCGCGAGCTGCGCGGCGCCGGCATGGAAGTGCATGTGATCGACAACTACGAGGCCGGCTGTGCTCTCTTCGACGATTGAGCGCTCCCCTTATCTGAGCTTGTTGGCAGACGCCGGATTAGCGATCGATGCGCCGGCACCGTTCGAGCCGATCTCAGGCTCCCCATTCCTCTCTCTGCTCGAACAGCTTGGCTTCGAGATCGACACAGGGGCCGAGCGGGAAGCGCTCGTCGAGCAAAAGGGGTTGCGGCCGGAATCGGCGCTACGCTCCTATCAACGCTATCTCGCTGACAAGATCGTGGAGATGGACGCGCTGCTCGGCGCGGCTGAGATGAGCCTTGGCAAGACCGGCGCCACGTTGACGGGCGTTCGACGGCTGCTCCGCGCCGATCGTCGGCACCGCTGCCTTATCGTCGCGCCACTCGAAGTCGCGAAGAACACCTGGCCGGATGAAGTCGGCGCCTGGGAACACTTGCAGGATCTCACCTTCACGGTGGTCTGCGGCGACGAGGCTGAGCGATCTTCTGCGCTTAAGGTCGACGCCGATCTGACCATCATCAATCGCGAGAATTTGCAATGGCTCTGGAAGAAGATCGGCGGCGCGATCGGCTGGCGCTGGACGATCCTGGTCTATGACGAGTCCAGTCGCCTCAAGGGCTTCACGCGGCGCACCAAGGGCACGAAGAAAAAGAAGCCGCGTCTGACTGAGTTCGGCGTGCTTGCTCAGGCTCGGCCGCGCATTCAGCGCGTGGTGGAACTGTCTGGCACACCATCACCCAACGGCCTGATTGACCTCGGCGGCCAAGCCTTCATTCTGGACGGCGGGCGCCGGCTCGGCGAGAACAAGACTGCCTTCAAGCAGCGATGGTTCGACGAGGACAAATACAGCTACGAAATCAAGCCGAAAGCTCATGCGGAAGCCGAGATCATGGGCCGCATGAAAGATGTGATGATCGGTCTGCGCGCGCAGGATTACATCGATCTGCCGCCGAGGCACTTCAATCCGATCAAGGTCCGCCTGCCGTCAGAGCTGATGAAGCAATATCGCGCCTTTGAGCGCACGATGATCGCCGAGCAATATGACGTTGAAGCCCTGTCACGCGGCGTCTTAATCAACAAGCTGCTGCAATTTGCGAACGGCGGGCTCTATCGCCAAGACCCTGATGATCCTGACGCGCCTCGCGAAACGATCGCGATCCACGACTTTAAGCTGAAAGCCCTCGAAAATATCGTTGAGGAAGCTGCGGGCCAGTCCGTGTTGACCGCATACAGCTTTCAGTTCGATCTGGAGCGCATCATGAAGCGCTTCCCGAAGGCGGTATTCTTCAAGAACGACCCTGATTTCGTCAAAAACTGGAACGCTGGGCGCATCCGACATGGCGTCGCCCATCCCGCTTCGATCGGTCACGGGCTCAACCTCCAGTTCGGCGGTCACATCCAAGCTTGGTATGGCCTGACGTGGTCACTGGAGTTGTGGGATCAATTCAACCGCCGTCTCGCTCGGCCCGGCCAGGAGGCGCATACCGTCTTCATTCACGCCATATTGGCCGAAAATACCTACGATCTCGTGCAATACGAGACGCTTCGCGAGCGAGGGATCACGCAGGATCGGATCACTGACCGCGTTCGCGTTCGGTTAAATTCAACTTAGTGTCGCACAGTCACATTTTCCGACGAAACGGCCTCGACATTAACTTATATTCAACACATTGTTGATCGTCGTTTGACAGTGATTCGGATTGTGGATATTCAACACTCCGTTGACGAGTTGTCGTCGGAGAAATTTGTCGTGTCTGAAAATCCGAAAAAGCCGAGCCGTCACGCGAATTGGGCTGACCCTGAGTTCGCGAAGCGGTTGAAAACTGCGGTCAGCAATCACCGTGAGGCCCCGCAATTGCACGGACAGCAGAAGTGGCTGCGCGAACGTATCGAGCAGAAATTCGGCAAAACGCTGAGTCCAGAAGCCATTCGTCGCTATTTCGCGGGTGATAATAAGCCTCGGCCAAATATTATCCAGATGATCGCTGGCGCGCTTAACGTTGATGCTGCCTGGCTGACCTACGGAACTAACCCTGCTCAAAGTGATATCGCAAGCCGGCAACATAAAGCGCTGGCTGGCGGGGCCACCAACCTTATCGCCGGCATGATCCAACTCAATGGGGGACACATCGCTTTTCCCGAAGCGGGAGAGACGTCAATCGACCTCTATGCGATCATTGGTGGCGCGCAGAAGTCCATCTCTGTGAAGGCGTTCACGAAAAAGGCTGAGGCGTCCGTTGTGCACTTTCCGCACGATCACGAACGCCTCATCTCGCTCATTGTCGTGGTCGAGGGTCCTACCAGCTATCGCATCTACCGTGTCCCCTCGCAGACAATTTCGGACGTCGGCACATCAAAGGGTGGCTATGTCGAAGCCGTTCTCACAACGGACGATCTGCCCGCGCTTGGCGATCAACCTCTCGCGCTGATCAGATCCTTTGATAACCTGGACGGCGAAATGCCGTTGAAGCGTAAGGGCTGATCTTTCGGGGTTTGATTCCTGAATGTGATTCCCAATTTCCCTCTAGCCGGTCACACCGATCAAATCTGACGGTATTTCTGACGGTATCGAAAGCTGAACTAAAAATTATCTGAGCAAAAACATCTGCTTGTGGCAATTTTTGGTTCCG